AAGACGGGGACTGGCGAAGATAAACGGAGTGAAACAGAAGGAGCAGACGTACCGTTTTAAACCTCTTGGGGTGGTGTTCTCCCTTACGCCACCCCAAACCAACTAGGGGCAAACCATGACCTATTTTAAAAGGTTCATGGCTGCGTTTGAAGGATTCAGCGGAGCACATGGACAGACACAAATATCGAATGAGAGAAGGGCTGGCAAACAGAAAGCTAAGTCATTCATCGTTCGCAAACCACTAACGGAAGAGCTAATTCAGGAGCATTTAAAAGGCACCAATGGTGTTGGCTCTATTCCGATTAACGAAGACAATAACTGTAAGTTCGGTGCACTAGACATCGATCAGTATCCACTGGATCTGGTGGCACTGGATAAGAAGCTTCAGAAAATGAAGGTTCCTTGTGTGGTTTGCCGTTCAAAGTCTGGTGGTGCACATATATTCTTTTTCTTCCAAGACTACATAAATGCAGGAGAGTTCCGTGATAAAGCTTCAGAAATTTCTGCCGTACTTGGTTACGGCGGCTGTGAAATTTTCCCAAAGCAAGAACAAATTCTTGTCGAACGTGGCGATGTGGGGAACTTTATTAACCTGCCGTACTTTGATGAGGAACAAACTCTCCGCTTCGCGATTAAGGAAGACGGAGAGCCAGCGTCATTAAAAGAATTTCTTGAACTTGTAGATCGGAGGAGTGTGGATCCAAATGTTTTTGTTGGTTTGACATTTGGTAAGCATGTGGACGAGTTCAAGGATTGGGCCCCCTGTCTGGGCTGTATGTTCGGACAGGGGATTCCCGAAGGCACACGCAACACAGTTATGTTTGCAGCAGCCGTGGGCTGTAAGAAAGAGCAGCCAGATAACTGGAAGGCTAGACTCGAAGAAATCAACAGTAAGTATTGCACTCCTTCCCTGCCAGCTTCAGAGATCGTAACGATTCAGAGCCAGCATGAGAAGAAGGAGTATGGATTCCCGTGTGATCAGGAGCCACTTAAAAGTTTTTGCAACAAGACACTTTGCAAAACAAAGAAGTTTGGTATCGGCAGTCATGTATCGAACATGGATGTGTCGGGTTTGTGTGTTGTTAAGTCAGAGCCGCCTGTGTGGTTTTGTGATGTAGCTGGGCAACGTGTCGAGCTAACGACTGATGACTTGCAGACACCACAAAGATTTCAAAAAGCCTGCATGGAACAGATCCGCAAGATGCCACCGCTGATGAAGATGGATGCGTGGCAACAGATAGTTTCTATGATGATGGAAGACATGAGCGAAATCGAGGTTCCAGAAGAGCTAACCTACAAGGGTCAGTTCATGGATCTACTTGAAGGATTTTGTGATGGCAGGGTGCAGGCTCAGTCAGCAGAAGAGATCACTCTTGGTAAACCATACACTGATGACGAAGACAACATGACGTACTTCAAGATAGAGGCACTGATAAAGTTTCTTCGGAACCACAAGTTCGAGACATATAGTCGTGGACAGATACAAGAGCGTTTGAAAGAACTAAATGCTGGTGGTTCTGCCAATGGTCATAAAAGATTTAAAACAACAAAAGGTGAATCGAAGCAGCTTCGTGTGTGGTGGGTTCCTGCGTTCAATAGAGAGGTCCAAGTTCCGAGTATCGAGGTCCAAGGTGATGAGGTGCCGTTCTAATGGAAACAACTATCTTCGGACCCCCGGGCACGGGCAAGACAACACGGTTGATTGAGATCGTACAACAGGAACTGGACAGTGGCACTAGACCAGAGTCTATAGCATTTGTTTCGTTCAGTCGTAAGGCGGCAGAAGAAGCTCGAGAGAGGGCCGCATCAAAGCTGAACATGGATGTAGATCAGATGATCTGGTTTCGCACACTACATAGCTTTGCGTTTCAGGTGTTGGGGCTACAGGTTAAGCAGGTATTGAGCGGTAAGGACTATTCTAAGATAGGTAAATTACTGGGGCTTGAGTTCACATCCAACTCATCTGCAACGATGGCTGAAGGTATTTTGTTTAGACCCGGCAAAAGTGGTGATGCGTACCTTTCTATAATTCAAATGGCACGGGTTCGAGGGGTGAGTATCGAGCAACAGTTCAACGAGGTGGCTGATCGTAGGCTGCACTACCAGCAACTCAAGCTGGTGGATGAGGTGTTTCGTGATTATAAAAAAGAGACAGGCAAGGTAGACTTTGTAGACATGATCGAGAACTTTATCGAGCAGGGCGAGTGTCCGCTACTCGATGTCTTGATTGTGGACGAAGCACAGGATCTTGTCCCGCTTCAGTGGCGTATGGTGCATGAAGTAATGAAGCCCAATGCCAAGCGCATATACTACGCTGGAGATGATGATCAGTGCATCTATTCTTGGATGGGTGTGAACGTAAGAGATTTCTTGGGGGCATGCGATAATAAGATAGTATTAGATAAATCATATCGTCTTCCCATATCTATACATAAAGAAGCAGATAACTTAGTTAAGCGCCTGCAAACGAGGCAAGAAAAAACTTGGTCAAGCACTAAAGAAACTGGAAGTATAGTCTGGCATCGTGATATCATGGATGTGGACATAACAACTGGTGAGTGGCTAATCCTTGCTCGTACCAATTACATCGCCAACAGAATCGCAAGTGACCTCAAAGAACAAGGGTTCCTGTACTGGCGTGAAGGTTCCGGTTGGTCCATTTCTCCAAATGTATTAACAGGTATCGAGGTATGGTTAAAGCTATGCAAGGATCAGGAACTGTCTGCACAAGAGTTGAAGAAGCTGTCCACCTTATTAACGCCAACCATAATTACAAAGGCTGGCAAGAAAGTCCTCGCAAACTTAGACCCCGAACAAACTTACAGGCTAACCGATATTCAGAGCCAGTGCTCCCTGTCAGCAACGAAGGAGACACCGTGGTACGAAGTGCTGCGGGTGAGCGAGACGGAGAGAATATACATTACATCAGTACGTCGTATGGGCGAGTCTATTTTGACTGGGACCCCGAGGATCAAGATATCGACGATTCACAAAGCAAAAGGTGGCGAGGCGGATAACGTCGCTCTATTACTAGACTCATCCAGAGCATGCGCTGAAAGCCTTGATCAGGACTCCGAAGTTCGGACGTTCTACGTCGGGCTGACTCGTGCTCGTAAGTCACTACATATTATTGAATCACAATCACACTATGGATTTCCGCTATGAAAACACGAGAAGACTTTCTTAATAAAGCCGAAGAGCTAATCAACGGTCCGAGGGCCAAGGAGTATGGACCAGCTAAGTTCAACCACGAGCGTATAGCAACCATATGGAGTGTTGTGCTCGGTAGGTGTGTAACACCAGAACAGGTGGTCGCTTGCATGATTGGACTGAAACTGGCTAGATTAGCCGAGGACATGTCCAAGGATGACTCGTGGGTAGATATCATAGGTTATGCTGCACTTGGAGGAGAGATTATAAATGACTGCGATGATAGCTGATGGCTTTGATAATGCTATAATAGGTATAGCTGAAAGATGCGGGGACGATAAAGTCTTGGCATATGATGCTGCGAAATGTATTGAGATCCTTGTAGAAGAACACGACATGACTCACGAGGACGCAGTGGAATACTTTTCGTTTAACGTGTCCGGTGCTTATGTAGGTAAAGGAACACCTATATTTGTGTGGACACAACACCCCACAGATGCTTTGGAGCGAGTAAATGAAGACTGATTTATTTGATGAAGAAGAAGAGTGGGCACCACCGTCGTCACTGCCTGACCTTACAAACTGTGAGCGCATAGCGATTGACTTGGAAACCAGAGATCCAAATCTGACTACGCTGGGACCGGGATGGTGTAGGAACGATGGCTACGTCATTGGTTTTGCCGTAGCGGCGGGTGACTTCGTTGGTTACTTTCCTATCCGCCACGAGGCTGGTGGAAATATGCCAGAAAAGATTGTCATTAACTGGTTAAAGAAGCAGCTTGAAACACCGAACATTGAGAAGGTTATGCACAACGCTATGTATGATCTTGGTTGGCTACGGTGGGCTGGTATAGAGGTGCAGGGTAAAATTATAGATACTATGATAGCTGCTCCTGTGCTCAATGAGAACAGAAGGTATTACAATCTAAACTCACTAGCTGGTGAGTATCTCGGTGAGTGGAAGAACGAAAAGATGCTTCGTTCCGCTGCTGAAATGCATGGTGTTGATGCCAAGTCTGGTATGTGGCAGTTGCATGCTAACTTCGTTGGAAGATATGCGGAGCAAGATGCTGCGGTAACTCTGCGTCTGTGGGACAGGTTGCGTTCTGATATTGTCAAGGATGAAGTTAGTGGCATCTTTGAATTAGAGTCCAGTCTCCTACCGTGTCTGTTAGACATGAAGACTAAAGGCGTTCGGGTTGACATAGACAAAGCTGAGTTGGTCAAGGGGGATTTAAAGAAACGAGAGGATGTTTTACTTAAACAAATAAAGGAAGAGACAGGGGTCTCTGTCTCCCCTTGGGAAGCTGCATCTATAGCACGAGCGTTCGACTCTCTTGGGATCTCGTACAAAAGGACAAAAAATACGGATGCTCCCTCCTTTACAAAACAGTTTCTTGTGAACCACCCTCACCCAATTGCACAGAAGATTGTGAAGTTGCGTGAATTTAACAAGGCAAATACTACCTTTGTTGAGACAATTCTTGAACATTCGTGTAATGGTCGCATTCATTGTGATTTTAATCCTCTTCGTTCTGACGAGGGTGGCACTGTGACGGGTAGGTTTTCATCCAGCAACCCGAACTTACAACAGATCCCGGCGAGAGATCCAGAGATTAAGTCTTTAATCCGTGGCCTGTTCCTGCCAGAAGAAGGCATGAAGTGGGGCAGCTTTGACTATGCTTCTCAAGAGCCTCGATGGTTAGCGCATTACTGCGCTCAACTGACCGGGGTAAATCGTCATCCTCAAATTGATACTGTAGTTGAAATGTATAAAGAGGGCAACGCTGACTTCCACCAGATGGTAGCAGACCTTGCTGAGATAACCCGTAAGGAGGCCAAGACTGTAAACCTCGGTATCATGTACGGTATGGGGCGCAAGAAGCTGGCTGGAGTGATGGACATCGAGGAAGAAGAAGCCAAGACCTTGCTTGAAAAGTACCATGAGAGGGTGCCCTTTGTGAAAGGTATTGCAGATCTAGCAGCCGGGACAGCAGCTACCAACGGTGCTATCAGAACATGGCTTGGTCGCAAGTGCAGGTTTGATATGTGGGAGCCTAAGTCTTTCGGCTACAACAAAGCTATGAAGCTCGAGGAAGCTGCCAAGGAGTATGGTGGCAAGGGCATGATACGTCGTGCTTTTACATACAAGGCGCTGAACAAACTAATTCAAGGTTCGAGTGCCGACCAGACAAAGAAAGCGATGGTGGACTGTTATAAGGAGGGCCTGCTTCCTATGTTAACCGTACATGATGAGCTTTGTTTTAGCATCGAATCTAAAGAGCAGGCAGATAGGATAGTTGATATTATGGAAAATTGTATCCCGAAACTTAACGTACCATTTGAAGTTGACATGGCTTTGGTGGATAACTGGGGGGAAGTAGAATAATGTTTGAAGCAATGATATTAGTGTGTCTGGTTGTTAATACATCAGACTGTAAGGTATTCGAGGATACTCGAGGTCCGTATGAAACAATTGGTCAGTGCAACGACCGAGCAGCAGAGATGACCATCGAAGTAATGAACGACTCGAAGCTGGAACAATTTGTAGTTAGCGGTGCTAGGTGCGACAAGATTTCTGGTCTGAAGACGTAACTGAACATGTCTCACCCTGACAACAGTCGTCGATCACTGCTTTACAGTAAGCACACTGCCCATGACCATGCACTTGGATCACTTTTAGCGGTGCTTGACACCTCGGACAGCGATTCTCAGGGCCTTGAGGGTATACTGGTACGTTCATTAATCACGAGCTCCACGAGAATCGATGTTTTTATATAGTAAACACAGTGACTTAGCAATGCTACTGATTAGCCTCTGGTTCCTTAGTTTTATGCTGGGGTTAGTTTTTGGTTAGTTTTACTCTATTATTTTTACAATGTAGCTAGTGCCATCTGCATTTTTTGATACCTCAACGGTTTTGTTCTCGCATGAATACCTGACGGACTGACTTTTCTTGTACAAATTTCTTTCAATAGTGCGCTTGGCTTTAAGACATTTGGATATCTTTTCGTAGGCGGTGTGTTCAGCTACATCACCGCCCATATATAGTATGAGAGTTATGGTTTTAATGATTTCCATTTCTCATCTTCTCCAAGTTTTCTTCTAATGCATTTAAACGCTTTTCGTAAAACTCTAGTGTTAGCTTCTGCTGCTGATCGTATGGGGCTTTGCCCTCATCTATCTGTGCAGACAAATCATCCAACTGATTCGACAGATGTTCTATCAGCATAAACTGTTCCGAATCGGCTGGCAGTGACCCCATTTCGCCTCGGGGCCACTTGATGCGGAACTCGGTGTTTTGACCTAAGTCAGCTTCCATCATGGTGATGTTTGTTTCTATCTGATTTAGTCGTTCTATGATACCAAAATATGCCCATGTCGCTATGCTTGCCGCAGCTACCATACTTATGATGTTGCGTAGGGGTAGAGCGACCTCTGTGTTTTCGTTTAGCTTCGTAGCCATTGTTACTAAGCTAGATCACGAATCCGCTTAACCAAACGCTTGGCCCGGTTCGGAACCTGATCATGCCACCTCGAATCGACCATCTCGTCTGCGGCCTTATTCCAGTCCCGGGCATCAACTCCAGCCTTCATGCCTTTAAACTTGGATAGGCGAGGCCGACCCATATTAAACATCATATTGCAAATAACTAATTGTGCCTCTTCGGGCAGATCATCGAAGTCATCGTACAATACTTTGCATTCGTCGATAGTCACAGCCACATCCAAGTTGAATGCTTTACGCACCCTCTCTTCAGACACTTCTGTGCCAATGGGCTGACCGAACTCCGGGTCGGACTCGGTAATGAGGTGACCGATTCCGAAAGTTGGCAGATTTAGATGATCTAAATATATTTCGTACTTGCAGCCTTCATCGTCTGCAAGCTCTTGTCTTAATTGATCTTTGTTCATGCTGTGCCTCTCAATCGTGCGGCTAATACCTGATCCCTTGGGTTAGGTATTATAGCTGCTAATGTAGCTGGATCAGTAGTTGTAGAGGATGCGGGACCCACCGAAGGGGCTGTAGTGGGTCCCGCTTGCGCTACCCCGGGAGGAGCCAAGGTTGCAGCAACTTGTTGTGGTTGTTGTACTGGTTGTGCTTGTGACACAGGTTCGAGGTCCAAGGTGGGAGTTTCTTCAACCTGTGGTTCTTGAACTGGCTCCACCAAGCTACGACCACGAAACTCGTTTCGGATCTGATTTAATTCTGGAATAGGTAATCTATTGTCGTTCTCTCTTGCTCTTCTGCGAATTTCCGGGCTTATTTTCATGGGAGCAAAAACACCTCTCATTAATTCAGATATATTCCCGACCTTATTCTTCCTCATTTGTCTTCTAATTTCCCCGTCAGACATGCCAAGCTGTCTCATGTTTTGTACTGTTCGGTACATGTCACGCATCACACGGAACCTAGCTTCGTTAGCTTCTCTAAAAGTATTTGTTGCGTTTTCTGGATTAAGTGTACTCCTAGTGGATACGGCAGAATTAAATATCTGACTCGCGCTTCTAATTCCCCTGCTATACTCGTATCCTTTATACATCAAAATATTTTCAGGTTTAACTTCAATTTCAGACAAGCCTGTAAACGCTCTGAACAGTTCTTGTCCTGCTCTTCTTTCATTTCCAGAAGGGTCTACATTGTCAGCCATAAATAATGATCTAGCAAAACGCCCAACTTCTACACCGGGTTCTTGTGTTTCTTTAGTCATTCCTTTTAATTGTATCGGAGCGCCACCCGGTACTACAGAGTCAGCAATATGCATAAAACTCTTGAATGCTTTATCTCCGGGGGTGTCCTCTTCTCGGTAAACTTTAGAACCAGTTTGAGTTACGCCACCGCGAGTCGTAGTGTCAAGAATCTTTTCGGTTATGATGGACTCACCAGCAAACGGCTCAAATATTTCTGCTACTGCACCGAGCACGGCTTCTGTTGCTACTTCGGAACCATCCTTGCCTAAAGCTTCACCTTTATTGATGGCGTTAAGTATGGCAAGAGCCGGACGTTGTAAATAATCGTATGGGTTTGTGTAACTGTAGTCTATATAACCTTTCAGATTGCCATCTTTATCTACCGTAGTAGGAATCAAACGACTATTTTTTTGCCAAGGTGCTCCACTTTCACGGGCTGCATCCATCTGTTCTTGTGACACACCTGTCAAATCCATTGCCATTTTTTGTAATGCCGCTGGGGCAACCACCGCAGTGGATGTAAATCCAACTAAACGACGCATACCTATTTCTTGTACGGCACGATTGTCACTAGCAAGTTCTCTAAGAGAAAGACTTAGAGTGTTTGCGCTAGTGCGAAGTATCTCAGCAGGGAATGCGATAAAGTTTCCAACAGGTAGCTTACGAATACCCTTCACAAACTCAGGTACTCTTTCATAGTTGGGCACTGTGTTCTTTACAATGTCTGCTGCATAATCATCTACTGAACGACCGAGAGCCTGCGTTGCTAAATCCTCACTGCCGTAGGCTTGAATAATCTTGTTCTTTTCAAACTCGAAGTTATATATCTTCCAAACATCATCACCGCCTTGATACATGTCTTTAGCTTTGGTATTCGCACTGCTAAGAAAACTTCCAATCTTAGATCTAGTAAATACATTTCCTACTTTTTGACCGACGGGTATTCCCATGATGTCTGCATCAGCTTGACGAGTAAACCCAAGTCCCTCTTTAATCAAACGATCCATCTCACGAACTTGTGTTTGTGTACCTACAACTCCTAAACGCTGTAGGTTTTGATAATACTTTGCTCTATCCGCAGTTCCCCGTTTAGTAATGTTACCCATGACAGTTCCAAAAGACTCAAATAGATTGGCACCGCCTCCGACATTGCCCTGTGCTAATGCAAACAACGAAGCAGAGGTTACGTTCCTTACTTGAGTAATTGGAGACAGCACAGTTTTAGTGTATTGAGAAACACCCTTGCCTTTTAGGAACCCGGAATATACGGCTCTCATCGTGTTTCCCATTGTTCCTGAGTCACCAATGGTTAAACGAGTCATATCATTGTAAATGCGCTTGGGGACATAGACACCTTCGATAGACCCAAAACCTTTGCCTAGCTGCTCATAGCCTTCTTTCATCGTGGAAGGTAGCTGTGCAAATCTTTCGGCACTTACGAAGTTATCACCCTGATCTAAAAGGTTTGTTCGGATATATTTAAAGTAGTCATCTACCGCACGAAACTCTGCCATGTCTGCAATAGTGGATATGTAGGCTTCTTGTGGATCCTTAACTTCTCCCAAAAGATTACGAAGAGCTTGATTGTTTACTTGACGAGAAGAAAATAATCCTTCCTTTAGTTTCTTGTCTGCAATTCTAGCCTGCGCTTCTTGTCCTGCTTTTATAGGTCTACGCCCACGATTAGAATATCTGGAAACAAAAGCCTCGACCAAATCCTCGGCGGCACGGTCACTAACCTTTGCAGATTTACCTACACCAGTAAGAAAATCATTGGGTAATGGACCATCGAACAAGTCTTTATATAAATTTTCCGCTGCCTTTGGACTTGCTTTAAAAAAGGAGATAGCTTCTTTTCTAGCCTCCGCAAACTCATCGCTTTTCAAGAAAGTTTTATCCTCGAATATTTTATATTTGCGACGAAGATAAGATCCTATGTTGTCATTAATTGCATTGACCACATCGTCAGCTTCTCTAGTGGCTAGGTAGTCAGAGTTTTTAATTGAGTTGGATAAACCGTCAACTTGCGCTCTCATTTGTTTAGCGGGTTGTCTCATAAACTTTGGAAGCATGTCTTCTAGTGAAGTGTTTGTGTCTTTCGCATTACGAACAAAGTCTGGATCCTTAGTCATATACCCATACAAACGATTCATAACCTCAGAACGAGTCAGAGGAGTGCCTTCGACCATAATAGTTTCTGACTTTTTAAAGACCTTATCTACACCGTCTTGTACTTCTTTTAAATATCTCGCGGCTTCTCCAAGTTCTGCTTCGACCTGTCCTGTTATAGTAGACCTAACCTCAAAAACATCTTGGGGTAGATTCCCTCGTGCTCTAAAAACAGAGGCAAGACTATTTAAACCGTCTCCAACTAAGTTGTCTTGTTCGGCAAGTTTTTTTATGGGCTTACTAATAGCTTCGGCAGCAGGAAGAATACCCTTTCTAACCACGGGAGCAACAACTGGAGTAGCTACTTTAGTTACTCCCTTACCCAAAAGTCCAACAGCTTGAAGTGCTTTAGGTAACGCGGCAGTGGCTCCGCCAGCTTCGAGAGCAAAGCTAAGTCTGTTACCTATTCTGGCTGCTGCTTTTTCTCTACCTTGTAAACCAATTGTATCTTCCGTTGTTGTGGGTCCTGCCTGAAAGAAATCACCAAGAGTCGTTACACCATCAGTAGCCACAACCGCGTCAGTCACCGCCGCCGCACCTACCTGTGCTGCACGATTGGTTAAAGTTCCAAGGTTCGCGATCCGTCCAAGCTTGCTTGCAACACCTGCTGCCCCAAGACCGGGAACAACAAATTGCGCTGCAACTTCTGCGATCTTCCCTGCTGTGCCCTCGGGGTCTATGCCACCAGCTTGACGGATTCCATCAAAGAAATCGGTTACATCAGTCGAGTAATCCGTATCATATATGTAGTCGATGCCAGCAGCGCCAAGCTCACCGATACCCTGTGGAATGGCAAGCAAGCCAGATGCAATACCTTCAGCAATTTCCTGTGTGGTGGACTCTTGAGTTTCAGACTCTACAGAAAAAGATTGTGCGGGATCAAAGGTTGCAGCCTCTGTATCTTGTTCTTCTTCAACAACATCGAAAGGCTTGCTAAGATCTAAACCAGAAGAACCTTCTTCTTCAATGGAAAAAGGTTTGCTAAGATCCAAAGTAGCCATTTTATTTTATCTCTTCGCTTCCGGTGACGTTTCCTTGAGCGTCAACCGCTGTAACTCTAAATTTTTTACCTCCTTGAGTAACAACTGAGCCTACGGCTAGACTTTGTGTGCCTTGTTGAGGGGCTGCGCTAGTTTGACCAGATGATATTCTATCATATTGAGAGCCAAAAAATGCCTCAAAATCCTGTGATGTGGGGTTTTTAATACCAGATCTTTGCAGTTGTTCTCTGGCTAAATCCATCTGATCTGTTTTCCCCAGTTGATCCATTATAAACCTGTCCCTGTCGGGAGCTTTAGGCCCTGTTTTAACCGTCCCTTTCGACTTAGCTAATTCAGCTTCTAGAATATTGTTTTGTAATTCATCACCAGCCTGTTGTTTACCAAGTGCTGTAATATTGTTGTCGGAGTCTATCCATCCAAATTTTTTAGCTATTCTTAGCGCAACAGAATCTGTCTTCATTTCATTTATTGCTTCTGTAGCAAGGTTATTACGCACCTTTTCATCGAGAGTTCTACCTGCTATCTCCAACTGTGCAATTTTAGGGAGCATGTTGATTGCTAATGATTGCCGTGCAAAGCTCATGTCGCTATTATACTTTTGACGATTCCACTCGTCTGTCTTTTTAAACTGTGCATCAGCTTGTTTAAATCTGTTGTCGGCTGCTGTCCACTGGTTCTTTGCTGCTGCCATTGCGATGTTAGCAGTGCGCTCGTCTCGAATCATTTGCGCTCGGAACACTCGACGTTCCTTTTCATCCTCACGTTCTTGTTCATTAAGATCTTTCATATCTTTGCCGTATGCATCAATGCCTAGCGACAAACCTTTCGCAATGTTAGTTATTGCGTTTTCGCTTTCACCTGCGGCAATAGCTAACCCAGCCTTTATTAAATTCATATAGAAAGCGTCTCTTTTAGCATCCGTGAAATCTTTTTTGTCCCCAAAAGTATCTTTAATTGCGTTATCAATTTTTTCCAAATTAACTTCTTCGGGGTCTGCATATTGACCATACGTTACGGCAAAAGCATCCGCTGCTTCTGGGTTGGTAGCTTGACTAGATGGAACTTTCTTTTTTATTACAGAAGGATCTTCTACATCGCCAGTTAACAAAGAGGTAAGTTTGCTAGTTATTGTATCGATAGCCGTGTTAGCAACGGTTGAACCAGCTTTATCTCCAGTTGAAGTTTCTTTGTTCGGATCTACGGTACTAACTTGTCTCCCCTTTGCGCTATCGGTGCTGGTGCTGGTGCTGGTGGCTTTAGCTAGAACTTCAGCGGGGGTATCAGCAATAGTCAAAGGAAGTCCTTGAGCTACCCCGCCTTCCATATCTGATACAGTAGCAGTTCCTGCGGATCTACCCGGGAAGCCTTCTCTTATAGCCCCAGCCGCCGCTTGTGCGTCAGCCAAAGCTGTACCTGTTGGTTTAGGAATAAACCCAGAAATAATTCCTTTTTCTAGGTTTTGTATTGCATCACCCGCAGCACTTGTGCCTCTAACTATTGCATCGTCTGCACTTCTCAATGCTGACTGAACAGGACTCTGACTTTCTTCCGTTCCAAAAACAAAATTTCGTATACCTTGACCTATTGGATTGGGCTTACCGGGTGCATCGTCAGGTACTCTAAACCCAAGAACTTCACCGGGGTACATAAAAGCTCTTTTAATTTGTTCCATTGCAGTGCTGGGTTCCGTGCTCACTGTCGCAGGAACGGTTGCGCCTTG